TTCTGACACTTTGGCTCCTTACCATGTGTTTTCTTGCCAAGTAGGTATGTACCTACCATCCGATGTCTTCGTATAGAGCATTATAGCATCTCCCATCTTGGAACGCAAGTCCTGCTCAGTTGGAACATTTAGTGGTGTCACTTTTCCATCAGCTCTTGGTCTTCCAAAATGAATTCCTGTCATAATTTCTCTTATTTCAAAGATGTGGTCTTCAGAATAATATGCTTTAATCTGCAAACCTCTCTTACCCTCTATATTATCAGGAATTGGTGGCGGAATCAAGCCAGACGCAATATATTTACCAAATTGTAATCTTGATCTATTTAATAGTTTTGCTGCATTAGCTACGGTGTATGCTCTTCTTCTAAACTTTTTAAAGTCTGTATATAGCATAGTTTGATTTTTTCCTTGACTAGCATTATAAAATTCAACAATATTACTTGCCCTATTAGAATGTATTAATTTTATTAGATCACCATTGATAAAAAATAATCTTTTTACAGGCTTTATTTCTTTATCAGTTTTATCTGACATTTATGCCTCTTCTACGGTCTTTCTCCAATAGCAATAATTGATACGTTTACAATTGGATCACCAATAACATTTCCAGATGAGAAAAGCTTTATGTCGCAGCCATTGCTATTTAGGTTAGTTATTACTGCATATATTGGTGGAGCCTCTCCAGAAACTGCCTGGACTGAAACTGTTACTATTGGTGTTGAAGAAAAGTTAAAGTTAAATCTAGTAGTTAAATCTGACTGTGTTGAAAACTTTGGAGAAAGTGTATTTGCTGCAGCATAAAATGTTAAATTTGCCGTAGCTGTTTCAACGGTTCTTGGTGGATTTGTTGGATAAGATATTTTTGATTTATTAGCAGACTGAAGGCTAACAATAGAATTAATAGAATTAATCTCATTAGCCATTGTTAATAAATATGAAATATCTAATGGCTGTCCTCTGTCTGGCAATGTTGGCATTTTTTCTCCTAATACATTATATCATTATGCAAAAAGTGGTAAAACATATGTTAATACACCACTAGAAAGATTTATATCTACATCAAATACAGCAAGATAATCTTTCATTTCACTAATTTTGGTGTCAAGATCACTCCCAGTAAGACCACTTAATCCATATGTTGATATTAATCCAACTATTTCAACATTTGTTGGACCGCTGGAACTTGGCAAAACATCAGCAGTACTTTTTGCTATGGTAGTGCTATCTGTTAAAACTCTATCATGGTATTCAAAATGACCAGCACTTGTTCCGTTATACCATCTTAAAAATACATCAGTTTGATGCTGCTTAAAGTTTTGAGAGTGGTTATGTGCAATTGAGGCTGATACTAATGATGGATGGTAGTTATATATTGTTGGAGTATCCCATGTAACCGTAAAAGACTCTTGGCTACCACCAGATTCTAAATTTTCTACAACTACTGATCTGTATGGTCTATATTGACCTATGCTTTTTATTGTATAAAGTGGAGACCAGGCAGATACTCTGTTTCTATCTTCTGAAACTACTCTAAATTGAATTGTATGGTCTCCGTATATGTCTGGCGGTGGCATTTTTTCAACGGGAATTCTAATTTTTGGCATTATGAAACTCCAAATCTATATTCAATGTAGCTAATGGAGTTTTCCCTTTTTAAAATTGGATATGCATCTTGAGTTCTTACATATTCAGCAGCAGTTAATCCATATAGTGGGTTTACTGTTGATACATTTTCAAGTCTTAGTCCATCTAATGAAACAAAGAAATTGTTTGGATCTGTGCTATCTTGAACTGATACATATATTCTAATCTTATTTATATTACTCCATGAAAAGTTTGAGTCTGGATTAAAGTCTGAAATTTGTTTTTCAACAACTAAATATCTACCCTGGTTAAAATCTGACTGAGACACACTCATTGATACACTGGCACTTGGGGATCCTGGAACGTTATTAAAGAACTGTAGAATAAATCTTACACCACCTGAAGGTGCGACATCATTATTTACAACCTTACTTAAAACTGAGAATGCTAGTTTTATTTTATCTGTTGGAAGGTTATTTCCCATATTAATATTTACAGTATTATTTTCTGCATAATATGAACTTGGAGATACCTCATAACTTGAGTTTATTGATGCTGAATTTCCAAACGCAAATAAAGATTTTGACAAATATCTTGGCTGTTCATTTCTATCTTTTCTTACTAAAAACTCAAAAGCTGGTGAATCGCTTTCCATAAAAGAAAATGGAGTGTCTAAAGCTGGATGCTCAACTGTTTCTATAACCTCAATGTCTCCATTAAATCCAATAGGAATATCTCCAAAATAAGGAACCACTGATGCTGATCCAAGAACACCATAGGTCCAAGATTCAGAGTTAGTAAATGTTGATAAAATCTTACTATTATATCTTTCTGCTAAAACATTTGATTCTGCTGGATATAAACCAATTTCTGTAATTTCAAATCTTTGATCTGTTGGTAGCTGTGCTTTAAATACAATTTTTTCAACATTCCCCTCTTTTATTAAACCCTTTGATAAAACTGGAACTCTAGCTACCTCAAAATTTAATGACTCAGAATCTGCTAAAAATGTGGTAGACGAAGAGGAAAGTTGAGCATTTCCACCAATACCAACGGCAATATGACTGGCAAACTCAGGAGCCTGGTTTAGTAAATACTTAGCAATTAGGTTCTTTCCAGAGTTAGTTATCATTGTTCACCTCATATATTGTACCATCTGCGTTGATTTGAATTTGAATAATCTCATCATCTCTCATATTATCAAACTCAATTACTAAATCTCCATTTGTATCAATATAGATATTTCCTTTTTCTACAGTAGTAACAGTTGTTCCGTCTACATCTTTATAGGACATTTCTGCATATAGATTATTAGCTAAAAGATACGATTCTCCTGGTATTTTGGAGTCAATATCTATGTTATATACCCCAGTCATAGGGGTTGCTTTATTCATTACTGAAAGCTGTTTTGAAGCATCAAACCTTGTTTTTATATCTGATAAATTAGACACTATTGAGTATCTTTGATTTATTCCATCTACCGTGTTTGATGTAACTATTTGTGATAATTCAATTGCTGATAACTGCTCAAATGCTATTCTTTTAATAGTGTCAGCAGGTGTTTGTTGTACTAAATCAGATATTCTAGTTACATCTCTTCCTGGAGTTTTTACCACACCAAGTTCACCAGCAGTTGGAGGTTTTGGTGCTGGTGGTGGTGGCTGAGTTTCAATATTTGTACCTCCACCAGTTAAAGTTAGATCATTTCCATTTCCAGGTCCAGTTACTCCTTGACCAGTACCACCTCCACCTCCACCAGACTTAACAGTTACAGACCCAACTCCAGTAAAATATGTTGGAGATAAAAATGGTGCTGAAGATTGATATATTTTTGCTGCCTGTGCATTTGAAGCAGCTTGTCTCATTGCTTGTTGCTGTTGTGCAGCTATACCCTGCTGTGTTCTAACAGTATTATTTTGTGCTGTCTGAAGTGCAGCAGCAGAACTTTTTGCTCCACCACCAAAAGAACTGGCTGTTGATCTAATTATGGCCATTTTAAACCTCCAGTAACCTCATTTGACTTGTAACATCTGAAAAATTTCTTTTATAGTTTAAAGATATTACAACAAATCTTGTATCTTCATCTACTATTTTAACGTTTTCATCTACATCATAGTTAATCTTTACAATATCTCCAATTTGGATATGTGGTATTCCAAAGGCATCTACTTCTATTACTTTTCTAGCTTTTAATGTTTTATTAATTAGCCATGACATTAAATTCCTTGCAGAATCCTCGTCTTGAATATAAACTGAGTCTAAAGAAAATGCTCTATTTCCATATATTGATCTACTACTTTTAATGTCTGCGTATATTTTTTGTGAAATTTCTGGCGACTGAATAGAATTATCAATGATTAGTGGATCAGACATATTTGCAACTTGTCTAAAATAGTCATCAACGGTTAAAACATTAGATATACTCTGTGTAAAAGTTATTCCCTGAATTGCTAAGAAGTTTGAAGACTCTTCGCTTAAAGATATAGGCATATCTGTAGTATTAAAGATTAAGAACTCTGCACCATACGACCCTGGCAAAAAACCTGAAACTGTATATGTTTTTTCTGAATTAAATATAGGAACCATCTGTGCAATTAGTGCTGGATATGCTTGGTCATATTTAATATTAAAGTATCCACACTCTCTTAGAATAGTACCAAATTCCTCAAAGTACATGTCATAGCCTGGAGGCTTTTCTGAACTAATTGATGATAAATATGTTGACTGAATAACTCCAGACATTGCATATTTTCTTAATGCCTCAGATATTGTAATATTTTTATCTCCAATTAATGATAAAAATTTATCTGAACTTGAACTAACTGTAACAGAGTTTGAACTTCCAGATCTATTCTTTAGTGCATAAATATTTTCAAACATACATTTTGATGATGCCCTTGTGAATAGTGCTGCGTTAAAACCAGAATTGCTTTTTATTGATGATAGTGGATTGGTGTCATCAACTGTTGCAATTAATGCATTATTTAGATATAAATAAAATCTGTATGTATTTTCACCAATCTTTTCTGACTCAATTCCAAGATCATATACTGTTGGATTTGCTTGATTTAATCTAGCCTGTCCAACAAAGTTTCCTGAGTCTACTAATATTTCAGCAGTACTTCCCCATAATTTTACTGGTATTGCAATATTTTCTTTTCCAGACTCTGCTGTTTCCCTAGTTTTATTTAATACTTTGTAGAAAATAATATTATGAAGAACCTCACCACTTGATGCAAAATTTGTAGAAACACTTGCAGAATTATTAAAGTAATTTAAAACATCTTTAGATAGTGCACATATTTCAAAATAGTATCCAGAGTTTGTGTTTTTATCAAGCATATATGCAATTCCACCAGATGCCGCAGATAGCTCTGACTGCTGATTTAAAGTATTCGTTGTATTAAAATACGTTGTTGCACTTTGTGGATTTTGAGTTTTATCATCAACCCTACTTCCAATAATTCTCATTCTTGTTCCAACATGCATATAATCTTTATCAAATTCTTTATAAATATATGTAACTAAATCTCTAGGAATTGTTAGTCCTAATCCAGTTGGCTGTGGTGAGAATGTTTTTGGTCCAGAAACAACTAGTGCTGAAGACTGCACTGTTGATTCATTTTGATTTGCAGTTGACGAATTAGATTCTGACCTAGTACTATTTCTAAAGAAATTAACAATTTTTCCAGAAACATCAACTTTACCGTTTGCTATTGTGTCCTCTCCAATTGATGAGGTTAGTTCTGATCCAAGTATTGGGTAAGTAATTAAATCTGTCTGAGTTGTACTAAAGATATATTTTGAGTCCATTCTAAAAGACTTTCTATTATTTATATCTGTCCAGTAATTATTTAAACCTGCATGATGATAAACTACATTTGTACCAAACTGTCCTCTTCCATGATTTTTTACTACACCATTCTTATAAGTTACTCCAGGCTCTAAACCTTCAACTGGTGTTGCTGAAGGAAGATCTTGATAGTATGGCTCTACATATATTCTTAGTCTTCCAGATTCCCAAATAGAACCATTAAATGGTAGTTTTCCAAAATACTTTTGATACTCTTGATTGTTTCTAATCCAAACATTTCCAAATCCACTTACTGTAAACTCTTTAGCATCATATCTAATAATTTCTCCATTTGCATATAAATATCCCTGGAATCTTGGAAGATAAAATGCAACATCTGCACCAACATCAATTATGTTGTTTTGTATTTCATGATTTTCTACATAAGGAACTACGTCTGATAAATCTGTGTTTAAAGTAACTGCTCCAAGGCTATACCCCTCTTTTTTAACAGCTTCATTACTTGTTTTTAAAGACTCTTCCTCTCCTATTTCCCATAATAAAGATGACTTATATCCATATGTTCTATCTCTGCCGTCTATCATTTGTGCCTGTTCAAGTTTTGAAACATCTCTTTGAATGTATCTAGTAGTATAATTAATCTTTCCATCATTAATAATTTTAGTATCTGATCCAGAAATTGATTCAATATTTGGTACTACTGACCCACTCTTTTGTCCATATAGTGTAATTAGTCTTTCAGATATTGAACTATCAGAATCACTTATGCTAATATCTGGCATCAAATATTCTTTTGGCATAATAACAAAATTATTATACTCATCAAAAAACATTGCTGTTTGGGTTGACTGTGCAAGTCTTTCTAAAACTTCTGCAACAGACGCTTCTGGTTCTACAAAGAAAAATGGAATAACTGGATCATTTGCTGTAGATATTCCCTTAAATATATAGTTTCCAAATCCAATATTATCAAGCATTGTTGCGACTGCTGTTGTCAATGTACAATTTTGAATAAATAAAGATGGGGCGTTTGCTGTTTCAAATCTAAAAAATGCATCTCTTAGAGAAACGTTAATATCATTCATAGAACTATTTGCACTTATAGAGTTTTCTGAGTATAGAGTTTTTAATGGAACGAATTTATCATATCCATTTACATCCAATATTGTTTCATAAAAATCAAATCTTACCTGTGGTCTTAAATTATTGGCAATAATACTTCCAGTCTTTGTTTCTTTGTCAAATACATTTGTTTCCGTAAAAGCATTTGTATGATTAGATATAGTAATATCACCAGTAGCTGCTGCTAAGCCACCAACAGGTAATCCATAATCTGTAGCAGAAAGTTCTTTATTTATGCCATAGCCTACTATGTAGTCTGTAATATTACACTTAAGTCTTGGAGACATTTCAATTAAATCAAAAGGTGTGTTCTTGGCATACATTCTTTCAACATGAACTCTAAGTCCTTTTATAAAAATTAAATCTCTATATACGGTGTTTTCACCATCCATAAAGTACATTGGATCTGTTAATTCTTCAACTATTGCAATTCTTTTTGTGTCATCATTTTCTAGTAAAGAAAATCCATATTCTGCATTAGAAACATCCCACTGCTGTGACCCAGTGTTCCACACATATAATTGTCCAGCCTCATTTAAATAGTCTCCAACAACATAGGCTTCTCCATTTATTGCATTAATAGGTAATTGTGTTGATGCTCCAACATAACCAATAAAGTGAAAGCTAGTTCTATATTCTTCTGGGATTACTACGCCATATCCAAGTTCTACATATCCATCCCAGGGAACAATTCTACTTCCATCAGATCTTTCTGACGTTTCATCAAATGATATTGCATCAATCCAGTTATTGTCTGAATCAAGATATTGTATCTTCCATTTTTTAGGAATGCTTGATTTATTTAAATTTTGAAAAGGATCTGTAATTATAGAATTATCTACTCTTATTGTATTTCCTATTACTTGCTGTCCATCAATTCCAGTAGCGTTTTGATCAGCCAAATTAGTTTGCATCTTTACAACAATCCTATTTGCTGCGACCTCTTCTTTGTAAACAACAAATGGGGCTACGTCTGCTATATCATACCCTAAAGAGACACTTCCTGATAGAGAAGATATGCCAAACTCTTGACCTGCCTCTTTTCTATAAGATGTCCAATATTTAAACTGATCTTTTCTAGATGAGTAGTAATATCTTGGCCTTCTTCCAGACCTTACACTATCTACATATTTACCATCAAAAAATAAAATTTTATTAATTCCAGACCTTGGTCTAAATGGATTAAAGCATTCTTTTAAAGAATAGTAAAGTTGTCTTTCAGTTTCATCTGACAAAAATATTGCTGGAATTTCTTCAGATACAGCCTGATATTCTGATGCATTCTGTGATTCTAGTCCATCTGTATATACGTTACTAGCATCAGTGCTATCGTATGTTGGAAATAATGTTTGATACTGAACACTTGAAGAAGTTGGTCTATATCTATAATTTCCATAGTTTTCAATATTAGTTAAAATATTTTGATTCCATTCAGCAATAACTAATGGGTCAATAGATATGCCATTTTTTGACTGTATATGATTTATTAAGTCAATATCGTAAAACATTTATACCTCCTCAAACGAGGTGGAAATGTTCCAAAGATCGTGATTAGACTTACCTCTTTTTACAATCTTATAATCAAATGATGTAAAGAATACTTCAATAACATCAGAATATAGCGATAGATTTTCTATTGCATATGCACTTGCTGATGAAAATGCTGATGGTTTGTCATACGATAAAAACATATAAAACGATCCAGTATTGTTTTCGTACCATCTTAAAAGATCTTCTCCACCAGCACCACCATCAGCGGTATATTCAGTAAGTACTAAGTTTTCAGGATTATTTTCTGTTAAAGATACGCTACCATTTTCACTAAACTGAACTTCTCCATTATAAGCTCTGGATGGAAGTAATGACCATGATACTGATAAGCTAATTTTATCTGCAATATGGTATGAACGTAAATGTCCATTAACCATTCTTTTTCTATTCTCAATTCTATTTGGAGTAATGCTTATTTCTGATCTATTATGGTCAGATAAGATTATAAAATCTTCTCCTTCTACGCCCTCAATTTGTGGAACACCATTTATAATTCCATTTGAATTATTAGATAATATAATTGCTTGAGGTCTATCCCATTTTTTTCTAGAACTTAAATAAGCACTGCTAACCATTAGTATCTAATACCCCTAACGCTTCCTCTGTTTGTCTGAGACAATTTTGCCATAACTACATTTGCAATATCTTCTGGAGAAGAGTTTGTTCCAGCGACATTTACGTTAATGTTATATGTATCATTATACATTACTGAAGAATTTGTGACAGATGTACCAACTGATCCAACTGATCCATTAGGAACATTATAAGATGGTCCAGACATACTTGGGAATGCTCCATTATTTATCATCTCTAATAATGGCATAAATGTTTGTGCTGCAGACTTTCTAACAACAAATTCACCAGGAGTAAGTAGTGCTGGAACTCTATCAATATTTCCTTTTCCTGGAACCATGCTTCCAAATGCCATCTTTAATGTAGGTGGTGCTTCATTTGATCCTCTGTAAGATACATTGCCACCAAAAGCCATCATCTTAACTTTTCCACCATACATTACTCTTTGAATACTTTCTCCAAAAGTTGAATTATATAGATCAACCATCTGATTATAGGAAGTTCTATAGTTGGCTAAATCTTGTTTTTCTGAAGCCTTTAACTTAGAGCCTTTTCTTTCTAGCTCAAGAATGTTCTTTCTTTGTTCAAGAAGGAATAGTCTTGTTTCAACCTTTTCTCTTTCTCTTGAGTTTGCCAATCTTTGTTGTTCAATTGCATAAATTTGATCTTGCTGACTTTGAATAAGAATATTTCTTTGATAAATCTGTTCTTCAATTGCATCAATATTTGCCTGGATTTGTTCTCTATCTAAAAGCTGACCATTTACTTCTACTCTTAGATTCTTTAAATCTTCTTCCTTTTGTTTTTCAAGAGCAGCCCTTGTGTCTTCTATTCTATAATTTGCCTCATTTGCAGTAATTTGAGACATTATTTGAGCAGCATTAGAAACATTACCTTCCGCTAAAGCTTTTGCTAAATCAATTCTTGAACTTTCTTGTTCCTTTAACCTATTGTTAGATTCTGCAACCCCATCAAGTAAAGCAATTCTTTCGTCATATTTTTTATTAACTTCAGATTCTTTCTTTGACAACTGAGACAGTGCTCTATTATTTAATTCAATAGATCTTTGATCCATTTCATTTTGTCGTTCTTGTAATTTTATTACATCTTGATAACCCCTTGCTTCTAGAGATAATCTCTTATCAACTAGATCAAATCTATTCATTAGGTTGGCAATCATATCTGAAAAACCACCACCACCGCCACTACCAGTGCCAGATCCATCACCAAAAACTCCTTGAGCTAATTGATCAAATATGCTCTGCACCTGCTTTTGTCCTTCAGAAATTTGCTTAGCAAAGTCTTGTCTTGCACCAGCGTCATCAATTCTTCCTGCAGCCATATCTGCTCTAAGTGTGACCATTGCTTGAACTTCTGTAATTACAACAAATTTTTGAATATCTGGTAATTTATTAAACTGGTCATAGCTTATTCCCATTTTTTCTAATGAACCTATAAAGTCTTGACTTTCAACAAATGCCTTCTTATAAATATCTGGATTCTTTTCAAACTCTGTCCACTGATCATTTAATAAACTAATCTCTTCTGCTGATGCTGTATCCAGATTAATTAGCATATCTAGTTGAGGTATTTTTGATAGTGCTGCTAATTGTGTAGATACATTTTCAATACCTGCTTCATCTAAACCAGCATCCGATAATCTAACTAGGATTGGTATATCTGAAACATTTATTTCTCCACCCAAAATTTTGCCAAATGTTGACTCTCCTAGCTTGTCTGCACCTTCCATAATTTTATCAACTACTTCTGGTAATGCTCCAGAATCTTCTAACATTTGTTTTACAGCATCTCTTTCTTGAGACAAAAGTCTTTGGGCTGCACGTTGCTGTTCGTTATATGCTATGGTAGTAGTTTGTTCTCCAGATGTTGGATTTGTTACAGTTACCTCAGTTCCCTTAGATGCCTGTACTAATTCGTCATAACTTCCAAATCCTAGTAACTTTGCAGACTCATCTTGACTTTTAGCTCCAGCACTTATGATAGAACTTCTTTGTGTATTAAATTCTTCAATACTTATTTTTCCATTTTGATATGCTAAGTTTAATACTTCTAATGCACTTGCTTCGTTTCTGTATGCAACAGCTAATGAAGCACTCAATTCTTTTATCTGATAGTCTCTTTCAAATCCAGCCTCTCCACCTCTAAATGCTGCCATAAATTTTTGACCAAGATTTAGGTCTTCATATGCCTTAGATGCATCTGCTGCAATCTTTGTTGCATCCATTTTTGGAGATATTTCTGCAGTTATTGTTGATAAATTCTTTAGTATGTCTTTTCCATCTGGACCAAGTAATTGATTCAATTCTCCAGAAACCTGCATAGCAATTCTTTGATCGCCTAAAGATTGTGCGACTTCAAGTGCAACAGCATCTGCTTGTTCTGATGTCATAGCACCTGAAATTATTGCTGCTGAAAGTTGATTTCTTAATGCTTCTACAACATCTCCACCACCAGTCTTTAGACCAGACAAGCCTTCCAGCATTTTCTTTCCAGCTTCACTATCTACAAAGCCTAAAGCTTGTTGCTGTGCTTCTGGAGAAATCATTCTTCCTGTAACTTTTTCTATAGCAGACATTCTTGCTGCTTGTGTTACAGTTTGATTTCCAAAAAACTCTGCCATTTGTTCAGTTGATTCAGCAGTTCCATACATTGCTTCTGTAAGTTTTGCACCAGCATTTTCTGCTTCAGAAACTTGCTTATTTAATTTATATGCAGCAAATCCAAGTGCAGCAAAAGCACCAACTACAGTTGTTCCACCTATAACTCTAGATAAACTAATCATACTTTTTTCTACACCAGAGCTCTTTATTGTGCTTTGGAAAATTTTGCCCAATATTGCTGGTACTGCAACGCTTCCTACAATTCCACCCATAGTTCCGCCAACACTTTCACCAGCATAGTAACCAGCAGTTCCAGCAACAGTTGCACCAAGTGCTCTTACAATTCCACCAACAGCGTATCCTCTCATTTCACCGTTATTAATTGCACTAAGCATACCAATATTCTTTTGAGTTGCATCTTTATTTATGACAAATTCTCCAGGAGTCAGCATTGCTGGAACGGTGTCTGTGTTTCCAGATCCTGGAACTATACCACCTGAATTAAATCCAGTAGAGGCTGCAAATTTATTTTTTGCACCAGTAGCCTTTCCACCAACAGAATCAAGGATCTGTAGTGCCCACCATACACTCTTCTTTGGATCCTTTGGCATTATTTGTTCTGCTGATAAAGGTATATTATTTTTTATAAAGTAGGCGTTTACTGCTTTAGCAAAATTTGGAGAATTAACATCAACACCAGCTAGTTTTCCAATTTCTGATTTACTTGGCAATCTTATTCCAGTACTCTTTCCAGCACCAACCATATTTGGATAAGCTTTATTTCTTGCAAGTGTTAATATATCATCTGTTATTAAAACATCTCCATTTTCCTTCATATATTTCTGAAGTTCTCTACTAACTTTTTCAACAAATTCAGACGGCTTTACATTTGGATTTAAAACTGAAAATGCTGAGTTTTTATTTTTATAAGAAAATGCTACTTGACCAACATTTTCTGACAATGACTTTATTGCTGAAGAAATATTCATTGGAGTTGTTGTATTTGTTCTAGCTGCCTGATTTATTGCATTAGGCAACAATATCCAATCATCTGTTAATGATTTTATTGGAATTCCAGCATTAACTAATATTCTTGCAATATTTGCTTTTCCACCACCACGTTTACCAAGAACATTTTCTAAATCTTTAAGAGAAGATAGAGATGGGGCTTCTCCAAAATGTGTTCTTTGCATTGAAGAGCCCATAGATGCTGCTTTTGACATTTGGCTTGATTTTTTTATTCCTAAATATCTTATTAGCAGATCTTTTACATTTTGTGGATAATTTCCTTTTAATATGTCATCAAACGATGCGTACCCCTTAGAAACCATTCCAATTAAATCTCTTACTATTGAGCCTCTATTTAAAGTTTGAATAATTCCACCCATGCTCTTAGCTTGAACATTTCCACCATTTATTAATTTTAATAAAGAAAGATTTTCCTTTGTAGCTTCTTTATTTACAACAAATTCACCAGGAGTTAACATTGCTGGAACAGTATCTGTATTTCCAGATCCTGGGATTGTTCCACCAGCATTTCTTCTTATTCTAAACCCAGTTCCACCAGTTCTAATTCCTTTTGCGGCATTTCCTCCAACAGTAAATGTTGAAACTCCAGAGATTGCAGTTTGTGCACCAACCATTTTTTGATAAGTTGAAAGAAGTTTTGTTAGTGCAACATCCGTAGCACCAGCCACAGCAGCCTGTTCAATTAATGCATTGTTTACTGCCTGTGAAGCCCCAGCAAATTGTTGTGCAGCCATAGCTGCATCTATTTCTGCAAGGCTTAAATATTTTGATCCTTGTGTCAAAGATTTTATTGCTGCTAATGGACCACCAGTAACTAGTGCCTTTGAAAAACCTGCTACTGCTTGACCCATCTTTAAAAATGTTCCAAGGAAGTTTAATAATAGACCAGATAGCATCGTAATTGTTGGAATCACAACACCACCAAGAATAGTTGCTATTGCTATAAACTGCCTTTTTCCTTCTGAAAGTTCATTAAATTTATTAATAATGTCTGTTAAGAAATTAACAATTGGAATTGCCGTCTTTACAAATATTTCACCAATTGGAGCAATTGCTAGTTTTAATTTTTCTACTGCTGCTGTTAATTGAACACCAAAAGATTCTTCAATTGTTTTCAACTCTTTTTCTGCAGTAGCCCCAAGCTGTTCAGTAGTGTAGCCCATAGTTGCAATTACTTGAGATGCTTGAGATCCCTGTCTAGAAATATTATCAAATAGTGCACCAAGTTTTGCATATTGGAATTTACCAAATACTTGCTCTAACGCCTGTTGTCTTGAAAATTGATCAAGGGATGATAGTGCTTGTGAAAATGCCATAACCGTTCCCATAAGGTCTCCCTTATTTGCCTGAATAATGGCATCTAAGTTAATTCCCATTCCAGCTAACATTTGTGTTGCCTGTTTTGTTGGATTAATCAAAGATGCAAGACCAGACTTTAGTGCGTTTGCACCTTCAGCGGCATCAACTCCACCTTCTTGCATAGCTGCAAGGAATACTGCTAAATCTTTTACATCTCCACCAAGACCAACAATAACTGGTGCTACTCTTGGAATTGCTGCAGATAGATCCTGCAAAGATACAACAGTTTGGTTTTCAACCATATTTAAAAAGTTAATACTGTCTGCTAACTCTTGACCAGATAATTTAAAGGCAGACTGTAAAGATATTGTGGTTTCCAATGCAGCATTTTGATCCATTTGACCAAGTGTTGCTAATCTTGTTGCTTGAGCAACAGCATCTGTTAAGTCTGCATTTTGTCTACCTGCAGCTGCTGCTTGTGCTGCAAGACCAATAGTATCTTTTGCTGCAATACCATATTTAGTATATTCTTCAGCAAGACCCCTAACAGCATCAATATTTTTATTAAGTTCTTCTGGTGTAGTAAATAAATCTCCATATACCTTTTTAAAACCTACTACCTGTTTTTCTAAATCCATAAATACTTTACCAGCAGTATTTCCAAATATTGTTAATGGAACTGTAAAACCAACCATAAGCTGACGACCAGCCCATTGTACATTTTTACCAAAATTAATTAATTGTGTTGTGCCTTGCTTAAACATGGCAGACATAATTTCAGCTTTTTGTGAAGCTATTGCCATTTCTGAAGAAAATGCGGCTAGAGGTCTTACCGCAATGGCTTCCTGCATACCTTTTGCAGCAGCAGATGTTGCAATAAATTGAGTCTGCATTCTACTTGCACGTTCAGCGGCAAGTCCCATTACCTCTGCAGCAGCAGCACTATCTTTATTAAATTTTGCACTAAAGAATTGACCTAGACTAGATCTTCCCTTTGATAGTGTTTTGTCAAGAGTTGAGGCAGCAGTAGAAAGTTTCACCATTTCTGATGTAAACATTCCAGTCTTTGATACTGCTAGTTGAAGTTCTTTTGCATAATCAGCAGCAAATAGTGCTTGATTTTTATTTTGTTTAGATAGAGAAAGATTAAAGGCATTAATTTGTGCCTGTAGTGATTTTAACTGAGCAGCAGCAGCCCCAGTATTAATCTCAATATCAATAATACCCTTGGCTACTTCTGCCACTAGTTAATCACCTCATAGTCTAATCCCATGCCAATTCCAAAACCAGCTCTTTGTGCTGCCTTACCCTGTAGGGCAAGAATGTCATTAGGGTTAGAAGTTTTACCACCACTAAATGCTCTAGCCTTGATTTCCTCCCATTTACTCATGGAAGCACCTTCATCTCCACCATCAAGTTTTGCACCTTGTAATGATGCTAAGAATTTCTTATCTTCAAAATCTTGTTCATTCTTAGTTTTAAGAATTTCCAAGAGTTCTGGCATAGATAAGCTATCCTCCAGTTCTTCGTAATTCTTCCAGATTCCCAGAAGAAATACTCTTGATTCTAGTTCGGCGAGATCTAGTTCGTTCCAGCTAGAGCCGCCGCTAGTACGTTTGGGTCATTCAGCTTTATCCCTGCTGCTACTTCAACAACTTTATAAATTGTTGGCATATCAATGACCTCTTCTAGCTTTTCTTTGTCAGCTAGTTCAGGATTATACTGTTTCATTGCAATGACTGCACAGTCAAGCAAAAGATCCATTGACTTTAGATTATCTGATGAAATTTTTTCGTCTGAAATTTTTTCAAACTCAGTCATGAATTTTTTAAGTAATGAAATTTTGAGTGGCCTTAGTGTAATAGAAGTTCCATCCAATAATTCAACGTCTACAACTTCATAAACGGTAGTTGCCATTAATTCCTCCTATAGAATACAAGATCAATTATATCATAATCCCTTGAAAAAACAATACCCACCCCTTTTGAGGGTGGGTACTGAACTATATTAAATTATAGACTATGGACCAACGACACGATCAACGATCTTGCCATATGAACCATTTGATGCTGGGAGTAGACGGAATGATACATCAAACATAGATGCCTCATTACGCTTTGCAGAAATAGTTACATTATCAATAGACAATGCACGGTGTGCAACATATACACGTTCAACTCTTGCAGCTCCTACAGCAGCTGGATCACCAGAACCTGGACCAATAGCAATGATTGCACGTTCTACAGGAACATCACCAAGATCTCCAGATGTAACATTTAGTGTTACTTCATCATCTATACCACTAACACCAGTCTTATTTGAACTGGATGTTGCAATAGCTACTACCAAGTTCTCAAGTGTTGCTTCAGCCATAGAAGTAGCCATGTTTACCTGCATACCTTGTTTGAATAGTTTTGCAACGTCAAGTAATTGGTCAACCTGAACCTCACCAAAATCTGGCTGGAATTGTACTTCCAGACCGTTTGATGTGTATCCAATGTTTCTCCAAGGACCGTCTGCTTCTAATGTATCTGCATAAAGTGTTCCATCTACAAAAGCTGGAATACCATTTACACCAGCTGATGCACTGAATTCATAAAATTCTTCAGCTGAATTCCATTCTAGTGGAGCTTCAGCTACGAACATTTGTGCTGCACCAACAATAATTTGGTTAGAATTACCACGAATAGCCATATTTTTTATTTCACCTCTTTTTGGTCAAAAATTATGGATGGCGTTTCCTAAAATAATTATATATCTAGTTTTCATTAAATTGCTTAAAATGATAGTCATATCTGATAATTAGATCCCTTTTTGGCTCATATTCCATAAAGTTATCTACATCCATCTGAGTATCTGTAAATCCAGATTGGTATACATTAAAGCAGTGAAAATAGTATTTATACATGTCATTTGATTCTAAATACCCTGGCAAAGTCTTGGCAAATTCATTAATATCCTTGCCAGTATCATCTTCCCTATCTAAAATTCTATGAATTAAGCTAGTAAAGTCAATTGTCAGACCATATCTATCCCTTTGATAAAGTGATGGAGTTGGTGACTGCTCAATGAATCCACCAACAATTGTGTACCTCATTTGATCTGTTTTAATTGAATGAAGACCTTTTGCCTTATATGAGGTTCCTGAAGCACTACGAACTCTAGTAAACTTATCAAATAAGATATATGGCAGACCCTGGTCAACTACCCAAGATGGCACGTTTGAGGCTGGAGAGGGGAAAAATGGGATAGTTTCAGACCCTCCAGAGGTGGGTGCATACCTATTATAAAATGTTGGAGCATATGTCTTAAACTGCTCCCAAACATACCTATTTATAATTTCTTCTGGCTGGTATACCACTAGTTACCTCCTGGTGCATTCATAATCCATGATAACGCAGCTTTTCTACCAGTAGCTGAAGCACCCTTACCCTTGACTGCTGATTTAAAATATTTTTCATATTCTCTTGGACTTGAGAAGTATTTGTAAAAACCTATAGACTTTAAATGAAATTCTGTAAAGTAGCTTTCATAAAATTCATTAAATGCCCTTACAAAAGATCCTCTTGTTGCCTCTCCACCAGGATTTGCTATAACTATTGGACCTTTTCTAAAAAACTCTTCTCCGTCAATTTCAAAAAATAATGCATCTGCTTCAACCTCAGTTACTGTAACAGGCTCTCCACTTTCCATAACATCTGCCTTATCATAAAATGCTACATCTGATGTTGGAGAAGGAATTCTAGACTCTAAAAATTCTACATCAATTACTGCTGATGTCTTGTTTACGCTAAGTCCAAGTTCAAACAGTCTTCCAGTTGGATTTCCAATCTGTCCCCATTCATAAACATGATGCAGCATTCCAGGATGAGATCTTGCAAGACTATCTAAATATTCATAAAATGCGTCTACAGACTCTTCTCCAACTTTTTCATTTAAAAGCTCTGAATTTCTTTTTAATTCTCTAGCAAAAGATTCGCTATATTTAATAGAGTTTTCTAACATATCTATAACATCTTTTGCTTTAATTCTTGCAGTTATCATTCTATGCCCTCCCACTTCTGGTTAGCAGACCTAGAAATATAAACTCTATACATTCCAATATTTCCAAACATATCAAATGAGGGAATTATGGTTTTAATTTCATACTTTGTTTTTACAGTCTCTGCTTTTGTTTTTAGGTTTTCTGTATTTATCCAGGCAGGTTCTCCACTGGCATCTCTAATATTTGTAATAGAAATAGCATTTATTGGATAGTATTTCTTGTTTGACATTTTTCTAATATCTTCATTTGTTCTAAAGAATATGTCAGATGTGTATACAATTGATCTATCTTTTACTCTAAGTTCCCCGTTTAAGTCTCCTGCTGCTGCAGTAATAGCAGAACAATTTACTGTTCTATCAAATCTCCATCTTTTTATTACATTTCCATATTGAGTCTGTTCTTCTTCTGCATAATATAAATCTGCAGTCATTGGATATAGTATCGTATCTAGCGAACCATTAAAAAGCATTTATAACACCCCAACACGGATGCTATTCTTATACTTGTTTAATATTCTGTCAACAACTAGGTTGCCAGTTGATGCATTAAAATTCTTTGCAAACTTAATTTTAAAATCTTCGTTATCAAATGATTCAATATACTTATTAAGATACTTCATATTGTCAGAAGACATGTCAGAGCATAGCAGTTCTGCAGCTTCTTGAATATCTTGTGGAACTACCTTGTATCCATAATCTGCATCAATAATATAATCATATCCATCAGCAAACGACCTTCCAAGATATCTATCTCTCCATACCTCTGGATATTCAGTCTTATTTTGTTGTGCTTCTACTGGAACAATTGATGTCTTATCTTTGCTAATGGCAAATGTTACTTCATTATTTTCAGATTCTGAATCATAAAGTAGAACTCCGTTTTCATATACCTTGTAAAGTTTATTAATCTTTTCATTAATTACTAGGAAGTCAGATCCATTTCCAACAAATTCTTTTTCTTTTCTAACAAACCCAAATCCTTGTGTAACCTCGGAATCAATAATGTAACGAGCTGTTCTTTCCATATCTTTTACAGCAGAAAGTGATTTATTTAAAGAAGTTGATAATGCTGCCAAGTCTGAAATATATGGTCTAACTACGTCAATGTTTGTAGTAATAACCTCTTCGTCTAAGTAGTTTGTTATTACTGCATCTAGTAATCCATCATATTTTGCATATCTTGCATCTAGTGTAAATGTTACCTCTCCAGAAACATTTGATGTTGATTCATCTGAAAACTCAAGGTCTGTGACCATATCTGTGTATGACAAAGTATACTCTGTTGAAGGAACTAGTCCTGAAAAAGATACTGTTGGAACCTGTCCATTTACTCTTAAAACTTCCATTACTTAGTGCTGAAAACTTCAGCTACCTCCTCTGGAGATGCAATCCTTATTTTGGGAAATTTCTTAACCCAAAGATCTGCATCTTCTTTAGATACTATATTGTATCCTTTTACAAGTTTTCCAAGTTCTTTATCATTAACACTTGCATTAGTAACAAATAAAGCAACAAGTTCTTGTTTTTTAGTACTCATACCATCTATATTATATCATTTATAAATAAGTAGAGGGGAGACATTACTGCCTCCCCTCAATTATTTGAGATTGCTTTTGCAATTAGTCTTGCATGTAAGCAACAGCATCAGTTTCTTCGATTTGTACACCGAAACGTAGGAATACTGTATATTCTACAGTGTCCTTCTTTGGCTTGAACTCACGATGAACTGTTACATCTCTCTGGAAGCCCCAGATACGGTTTTCTGGGAAT